ATCATATCTAATCCAGATGGGTCATGATCCCCTAAGTATAAAATCACAATTCTTTTTCCTTTTTGTTCCTGCCACTTTATTCTTTCATACGCATCATGCATAGCCGTGCAAGAGCTATAACCCCTATTTACCATTAGAAAAATATGGTAATAAGATGTTATCCTTTTGAGAACGCCTGAAAGAGCATCTTTTTCTACCCATAATTCAATATAAACTCCTTGGCCTTTTTGCCTATTAAGCCGATATTGGTTAATTGTGTCGTGGATTGCATGAGCTACGTTCCTAACCCAATAAGGGCGAAAAGGGACCCTGATTCTATCTTCTATCGCATCCCAGTCAACTACTCCTGCCATACGTCCTTTAACAAGTAGATTACCTAACTTAGCATATTCTTGGACTTTATTGGGAATGATATCCCGAGATACAAGTTGGTAGTAGAGTTGCCTTAAGGTAAGTTTATACCCCTCTTCTTCATACTCTTCAATAATCTCATTAATGATTTCAAGCTTCCCTTTATTTACTGAAGATAAGTGTAATGAATCCCTAAACTGCTCTTTCATTTCCTTATCCTCCGCTCAATAGCTTTAACTTTTTTTTCTAATTCATAATTGACAGTAACGAGTCCTTCACTCACCCGTCGGATTTCTCCAAGCCTTTCTTGCATGGACTTCACTACATTCTTCAGCCTGTCAACATAAGCGACTAATTCATTCTGTCGGTTGACCATAGCAACAACCGCACTATCTAGTTTTTCCTCAATCTGTTTTTTACTTACCATCCTACATCCATCCTAATATGATTCAATACCTTGATTCCAAAAATCGTTTCAAGTCTTGTGTTCTTTTTAATGTCTTCTAACCTATGTTCCCTTCCAAACCCAAAGTTTTCTTTCATTATCATCCTTATAGCTTTAATCTGATTTCTTTTAAATTTAATTGAGATGGGGTTTCCAACATAATCTGTTTCCAACCACCCCCAAAAATACTCTTTTGTCTTGTTCGGTGGTTGATTCAAATAAATAAATTTTAATGCTTTATTAATATCTTCTAAAGTTATTTTTCTTTTTTTACGGTTTGGCATCTTTCCACCAATCATCCATATTACCCGATCTGCTTGACCAAGTAAATTCATTATTAAAACTGAACCAAACATCAGCATACTTCTTATTAAACCGAGTTGGAAGCCTTCTAAGGTTCAAAACACTTTCATCAAACCAATAACACCAGTCTAGGGTGTACCATTCATTTGTCTCTATACTCAAGTATTCACAGTGAGCGTGTCCAGTGACCTTATTCGGTCCTGTTACAACATCACGAGCAATCACTTTAACTCTCCAATTCGGAACTCCAGAGAGAATAGCAATAGTTGCAATCGCTATCGCTCCGTCTTCACAATCACCCATTCTTTTTTGGTATGTTATCTCTGGGTGCTCCCACTGCTCGGGAACTTTATTATTTGTGATGTCTCCAACATAAGTTAACCTTTCATTCCAATATTTTAGGATCGCCAACATCCTTTCATCAAAATCTTTAATTTTCTTGAAGTGATCTGCAATTGGTTGTAGGATGTAACTTCTCTCTGGAATTAATGTCCTTACATCTCGCTCAAAGCCCCCCTGTGCAGTATAAACTAAAGGTTTCTGTTGCCATCTATTATTCCAATAGGCTTTAAGTGCCCAGTCCCATCTCCATCTTTTCCAGTTAAACATTTTATTCTATCTCCAACTCCTTTCTTTCTTCTCTAAACGGGTCTGGGCACTTGGTACAATAAACAGGAGTTATGGGTTTTTTATCATAATACACCTGGCACTTCTCGTCAGTCCATTCAATTGTGCAGTGCTTTCCGTAGCCACTACAATTCCGAATGCTTTTATCCCAATAGATTAATTCGTAAGAGTCACAAACGCTAACTATTGCCCCCATACTTCCATATCTATCAACGTCAACCCCGCTTTCACACCACACTTCAACATCTTCGGGAAAGGAATGAACATAAAAATCTTTTCCTAATTCTACAATTTCAATATGATCTTCTTCCCAACATTCGCCAGTGATTTCTTTTTCTTTCCAATCTTCTGGCCAGATAAAATACCCCACATAACCAACTGCAAAAATAATAGATAAGATAAGGCCGACCATTCCAATTGTGTAGGTAAAATTATTGCCCTTTTCTTCTTTCCTCTTCCTCATTCTTCTGTACCTCATTTAATGTGTCAAAAATTTCCTTTAAGTGTTTATGACGCCCCCTCATTTCTATGTTGGCATTTTTCCATCTGTAATATGTTGTATAGTTGGCATCTTGAAATTTATCACAATCTTCACAACTCATGTGACCCTCCGAAACCCTATTGTTTTCTTTCTTCCATAAACATAAAATTTAACAATGCGATCTAACGGAAAATGGTGTTTTTTTGCACAATATTCGGCTGCCCTTTCTAACTGTTGAACCGCTTTAATATATCCTTTCTCCGTATCTTTGCCTTTAACCTCAAAAACACTAAGGTATTGTCGTTTCCCAAATAACATAATGTAATAGTCAATCTCTCCGTCTTTTTCTCCAGAGAAAACAACTTCCCTCCAAGTCATATATCTACGGCTCCCTTCAATCCGTTCTTCGAGTAAGTCTAATACTTGTTTGTGGTTCATTCCTCTTTCTCCGCCTTTAATTTCTCAGCTAATTTCTCAAATTGAAAAAAAACTTCATCACGAATAAACGTGAAAAGACCCCTAATTTCCCGCTTTAATTGTTCTCTATCTTCATACTCAACAGGTTCATCAACTATGTCCAAAGTGATTTTGTTAAAGTTCTGAGAAATAGAAAGTCCAGCATTAACTTTTGTAGATTTCATAAAAGCGATTAAGAAATCGCCATTTAAATAGCTTAAGGTAACATCTTGAACACTTTAGTTCAAAATAAATATAAAAAAAGAAAAAGTGGAAGGGCTAATACTTGCCCTTCGCTAATGAAAAATAGCTTTCAATTTTGTTTTCTAGTTCTAGGATTTTCTTCCGATATGCTTGTAGTTTTTTCTTATGGTATCTCTCTTGTGCCTTCGCTTTCAATCGCTTCCGTTGTAATTGCTGTATTTCTTTCCTATATGTCCCATACCATAATTTTTTATAAACCATTAATCTTCCCAACATTCAAACATTTCGGAGCAATATTCGTCAAAGCTGTTGTAGTTTTCACTCTCTCCACCATTATTCCAATTTTCCTCTAATTCATCTCTATGTTCTTCAATCCATTCATCTTCTGTTAATGGTGGCGTGGTGTCTATGTAATCAAATGAAGGGGGTTTGAAATCAACAACCCCCTTATGTTTTTTCATAATAGCTTTAACTTCTTTCTCAATTTGTTTCAAGCGTTTGTTGTATTCCTCTGCTGATAATTGCATACTGATTGTTAAATCTCTGTCCTCACTATACCCATAATAACTATCATTACTTGAATGATACTTCCGCTTCAAATCCTTTCGGCAATTAAGAAGCCAAAAATATTGTTCAAAATCCTTTGCTTCTTCTTTGGTGAGTTCTCGCTGTAATTCAAGTTGTTTCTTCACTTCTCCAACAAAATCAAAGTTCAATTTCAAAAGGTGTTTTGCTCTCTCGGTTATCTGTATGTCAATTTCTTGGAAGGTCACTCTTTTCTCTCTAAAATCAGGCAAATCCCACTCCGATATTTCATTCCCCCTTCGCCTATTGTATCTCTTTTGGATAAATAGGTGATGAGGGGTTTTAACCCATTCCTTCAAATGCCCAAAAAATTGATTAAGCTCACACTCCCAACCATACGAATAACTACGGAAAGGGAGGTTATGCTCAACTACTACTTTTTCCTCACTCTCTAGAAGGTTTTTGCTTCCAACAGTATAGACTTTAATATAATACTTCTCGGAAACACCCTCTAGTTCCCCAAGCAAATTTCTCCCTTTGTTCTCAAACCTTAATTTCTCTCTTAACTCCCAAGAACAAACCTCGTTATCAGCTTCCATTTTTCTTATCGCTTTTTGGAAGGGGACTAACTATCACAACTGTGTCTTTAATCTGCAAGAACATATTTTTATCATCATTCTTGCCGATTATCAACTCTCCCTCGCTTCCAAGAATTTGGACTAACCCTGCGATTTGCTTGAAATTAAATCTGCTGTGTTCTTCTCCGTTGTATCTCGCTTGTGTCACTATCAACTTTGTCATAGTCGTATCTCCAACACTGATACTTTCTTCGTTGCATTTAACCCCAAATCCTTCGGCTAAACTATTGTCGTCACATAAATTATCTGCACTGAACTTCCGCACCCACTTCAAAAGGGACACATTATTCAGCAAAGACTTAATCCAAGACATAGGTTTGTCTTGCTTTTGTTTTCCATTCGGCATTTATATTACCTCCAATTTTGTAGTGTCAAGTGTCATACCCTAAATCTATGTCACTTTGTCACTCATTTCTCTTTTAACTCGGAAGAAGGTTCTGCGACCTCTCCCACAATATTGTTCAAAGAGCATAATTTGGGCTTTGATATTCAAAGTTCCCTTAACCGCCTGTAAATAGGCGTGTTTAACCTCATCTTTTTGTGTTGTTGCTTCAAAAACTTCTTCGGCTTTCCTTCCATTATACTTAATGAAGGTGATTGCTTTCTTGATTGTCCTAAAACTAAAATCCTTCGTGGCTTCATTTGTGTAATCAATTAACAACTGCTTTGCTTTGTCTTTCTGTTTCTTGGTTAAATCATTCCTTTGGTCTATAAACTGATTGCATAGATTGAGTTTTTGCTCATAGGAGAAAACCATTTTGTAAGCGATAGTTCTGCTTATCATAGCTCTTATGCTGACATCATTCTCGTGGGGTATGCTGTTGCATAGAATGATGATTTTAGCTCCAAGAACAAAAGCAGAAGGAAGGTCATCAACGATTTTACTTTTGCTTTTATATTGAACAATACGCTTTCCGTCACTATCCCATAACCCCCCTTTAAGGATAGATATGGAAAGCGGATTGTTAAACACTCCTTCAACATCATCTAGGATTATCACTTTCTTATCCCTGTGTTTGTAAAGCAACTCATAGAGAGCTAAAGGAGTAGTATAACCATTTGAATATTCCCATTCATTTGGCTTGAGAAATTTCTTTATTGAATTAAGTGTCATAAAGGTCTTTCCAATTCCACCTTCCCCATATAGTATCATTCCGTTATATTCTTTAGTAAATACAATTGCCTGTAACAATTGGTTTGGGATTATAAATTCTTTTTGATATATCTGTTTGTGCTTCTCTTTTTTCCACGCTTCTATTGATTTCTCCGCTTCTATTTGTTCTTTGGATTTCATTAAAGGTTTTTCGCCTTTAATCTCAATATGTTTACTAGCTTCTTCAAGCTGTTGTTTCAGTTCTTCTTTTTTCAATTAATTCACCCCATCAAACCTTAATCTCCTGTTCTTCAATTTTTGCGGGAAGTTCCGCCAAGTAAAAAATATCATTCTCAACCTTCTTAATCCGAGAGTTTAATCTCCCTAAAGCACATAAGAGTTGAAGTTTCTGATAATCTAACTGCCTTTTCAACCTCTTTTTTTCTCTAATTTGGTGTTTAATCCTCGCTAATAATTCCTCTTTCATTCTCATCAAGCAATTCGTTGTAACAGCTCTCGCATAATGGTTTTATTATTTTATCTGTGTCCTTAACAAATTTAAAGTTGTGATTTCTCTTTGTTGCTTGGAAACCGCAACCTTCACACGTTAATAGTGTTGCTCCGCTCATTCTTGGTTTCCCCCTATTTCTTCTTCCAATATCTTGATTTGTTGCTCTCTCGTAACTCCATATTTATCTTGGAATATATCAGAGAAAGTCATAAAAATCCCTTTAATCCCCTCTCCCCAACCAAAGTTATTCCAAGATAGAAAATCAAGATTAGAGAAAATTTGCTCTTTTTTTACAATTGATAGTATATCTTTTTCTTTCATTTAATTACCTCCAAATGACCTGTTTCCTCCTTCCTATCTTCATCTATAATTGTATCTTTATCAGCACATTCTTCAAGAACACAATTATCATAGAAAGAATATTTATTTTGTATTTCTTCAAACAATGCCCTCATCTGCTCTTGGTTACACCCCTCAATTACTATGTGGTATATCATTCTTCAACCTCATAAGTTTCAATATGTGTGTCTTTCAATTCTCTTGGTAAGGTGTCCCAAACTCTACTTTGTGCTTCTTCTGAATTTTGTGCTACTACTTCTCTTACAAAAATCTCAACAGCAACACCGATTTTATATTTTCTCATTTGATTAACCCCCTAGCTTCCGCTAATTTATGCTCCCACCAATGAATTTTCATCTGTTGGTGCAAATATGCGATATAATCCTGCCTTTTTTTGTCAATTGTCCTTAAGTAAGCACGTTTACCCCAAAGAACTCTCGCTAATTGTCTTTTTTTTACTATGTGTCCAAATCCCATCTTAATTCAATTCCTCTATATCCATTTTCATAAAATAGGTAGAATCCAAAAGTTTACTTAATAATTCTCTGTGTGCTTTAATTATAGCTCCTCTTTTACTGCTGTGTTTCACCTTAAAGGATTCACTTAATTTAATCTTAAATTCCTTCATTTCATAATCCATTCTCTTACCTCCAAAAAATAAAAAAATAAAGGGGTTAATCCCCTATGCCGTCTATCTTTTGCTCTATCTTCTCGTGTTCTCCTTTGATAAACTCCGTAATCTTATCCCTTTTGTTAATAAACGTTTCTTTGTTTTCTTTCGTGGGGTTGTCCACCATTCGCTTAATGTCAGGAATTAACGCAAACGCAGAAGCTACGCTTAATTTACCTAAAAAATCTTTTTGCTTTGTTTGTTCCAATAGCTGTAAGTCCTCATAAGAAAACCTTATTCCGTTGAGATTAAACTTAAATCGCTTATCTGCATTAAGGTTGATGTCAACGCTTACATCTTCTCTTTGCTTCGCTTCTTCGTCTAGCTCTTGAGCTTCTTTAAGTTTTATACTCCATTCTATAATCTTTTTGTCGTTGCCTTTCTCGGTAAACTCTTTTAATTTCTCTTTACACTCGTAAACCCTCTTATCTGTTTCCCTTCTTCCTTTGCTACTTGCGTTTACTGTCATAACTGCACCAAAATGTGAATTAAGCCAAAAGTTAACCCATTCTACCTTTGACCTTAAACTGTGTGTTCCTCTTTGTCCGTTAGTGTCGCTAACAGTTGCGTATAATGGTTGATACGCCATTTTAAATGTCCTCCTCGTCTATTTCGCTTCCGTCTAAGCCATATATCACATATTTCTTTTTATCTAAAATGCCTATTTGACATTTAGAGAACACTCGGTTTAATTCTTCATCTCCACTCACTAAAAAAGTTCCTTCTTGGTCTAATCCCTTTAAGGTCTTTACAATATCTTTTACTTTCATTTTCTCTACCTCACCTATTTAAAACAGTTTTGGGAACAAAAAATAAAACGAAAATCGCTTTAATCTTTGCTCCTTTCAAAACGCCTTTAATAGCGGTTTAAATTCCGAAAAATTTAAATATGATGAATGTAAAAATTTGGACACCCAAAAATCCTACTACTCTAAAATGACTACACTTATTTTGAACAATTAAGCCAATGTGTTCACTGAAAACACATTTAGCGACATACAAATCGTGTTGTCATTATTAAGTGGGAGTATGCCGTTGCTTACCCTTATCCTTAAACACTTTGTATGAAAATGCTAAAAAAATAAAAATTGGGGTGAGTGTAAGGGTAAGTAACTACCTACCCCCTACGTATTAGTAACAACACCTCGTTTTTGTAACTCGTTAGTGATTTCCTTCTCCATAGCCAATAATTGAGGAATGTTTGACATAATGAGCAGGTGAGAGAAGTTTCTCACTTGGTAACAGGAAGCCCCTTTTTTTTCCATAGTCTTACACCTAGACGTTTTGAAAAAAAAGAAATTATAACCCCTTCCCTATGGGGGGGCTATTCTGTATGTTACGCTTCCGTACTGCTTGCACCCATCTGATATTATCAAGCGTTCTGATCTGATTATTATATGTGTCCCAATCCATAAACGTTGGATTGAACAACCTTCTTATCTTGGTTATGATTGACATAATATCACCTTTTTTATTTGACATAATAAACCTATGTGTTTATTACGATATAAAGGAATGAAGGCATATTTATAAATGTATTGGAGTTGTGACTATTGTAATCACATAGCTACATCGTTACGGGGTGGTAGTGACAATAAGGGGGGGTGTGAGTAGAGAGAGTACCTAACATCTATTTTCTTAACATTTTTAGCAAGTCTAGACAAAGTATATGAAAAGTATAGACTCAATCACATAAATCTTTAAATATATAAACCCCTTACTTAATTTGAAATATATTGGTATTTTCCGCCACGAGGCATAACCAAAGCTTTTTTCATAAGAAAAGTACCTCTTTTTTGTATGAAGCGAAATATTGTGTTGCCCGATGCTTCTTGCTGCGGTGTTGGGTGGGGGTCCCCCGGATTCCCGAACAGGTATGTTTGGTGGCGGGTTATAATCAAAAATGAACAACAAAAAAAATAAAGGTTATTTAGTTCTTTGGGAACAGCTTAGAAAATTTGTAGAGGACGCAAATCCAAAGGTTGCAACAAAGGAAGAACTCGAAGACGCACTCTACGAATTCATACCCGCAACATTAGGGAAGTTACAAAAGCTCTATAAAGATTTAAAATGAAATTAAAACTAGGAACACACGGGCACGGGCAAGCGTTAGTCTTCAGGTGCAGGTTCTTCACTTTGGTCATTCACTGGCACAAACGTGAAGATTGGGACAGGCACAAAAGACTGGCGGATTAAAGATGAACCTCGGACTCAATAAAAGAGAAAGATTGATTTTCCTATTCGTTGGAGCCTTCTTATCTTTTGTTTTTCAAAAGGTTAGCCTTTTTATCTTGTTTGTAATTGTTTTTATTGTTTTTACAACTTGGAGACCCATTTATGGATTTTTTTTCAAAAGAGGTATGAGGTGGAATCCAAAAGCAATTGATTATTCTGTGGGTGTTGATCCACATGATTTAATCACTGGAAAGACATATACGCAGGAAGAAGCGAGGAGGCTTCCAAAAAAAATAAAGGGAAGACTAATCAACAAGCCGAGAAAGGTAGGATGTTGGGTGAAGAAATAATGGTTTATGAAATACCAAATGCAGATGAGATTGCACAAGAAGTGGAGCCCGTGAATCCTCAACCTATGGGCTCTTTGAAGGTAGTCCGAATACCTGTTACACACTTTAGGTCATTAAGGTTTGATCCAAAGAGGGGAGCTATTGAGCTCTACTTTTTTGAGTTTTAAGATGACAGGCCCAATTATCCTGGTAGATACAAGGGAACAAGAGCCTTTGTGGGAAAAGGGTGAGCCAGGGATTTCATTCAAGAAGTTACAAGTTTGCGACTACACGACTCCTTTCCTTCTTGGAAAGGCACACGCAGAACGGAAGTCTCCGAATGACTTGTATAGCTCAATAATTGGCGACCACGAGAGATTCAAACGAATGATTAAGAGGGCAGTAAAATTAGATATCAAGATCGCTGTGTTTGTAGAGTGCCCAGAGAGGCAGTTTTATGGCAAAAGATTTAAATTTGGTTGGAAGCTAAAGGTGAAAGGCAACCAATTAGCAAAGACAATTAAGACTATGAAGTCCAGATACAATCTGGATTTCTATTGGTGCAAGGATAGACAAGATATGAAGGATAAGATAGTGGATTGGTTTATTGAATATGGTAAGATTGCAAGAAGTCAAGAGGCCCAACGGGAGTACACTTAGTGTATTAACAATTCCGAAGGAAGCGAAGGAAATGGCTGGACTCCAAAAAGGAGATGAGCTTTATGTAGCTGCTGAAGGGAAAGGTAAGCTAAGTGTTCGGAGGATGGAATGATGGGTTGGATTAAAGATTTGATATGGGGGAGAAAAGTATTATTTGATAAATCTCTTTGGAAGGACAACCGAGTGATGGCCTGGTGTATTTATGGCTCTAAATTAAAAGTCTGTGATTTTGCTAAACACTTCAGTCGGTTCCACCGCACATTTAAATACAGGCTTTTTGTGCCCATCCTCAAATTGAGCGAGTTATTTGTTGGAAAGAAAATACCAAGCGAACCACGAAAAGAATGGCATGATGATAAATTGAATGCTTTTAACCGTGCATGGGACAAAAGCATTTATGAATGGGGGAAATATTATTTTTATAAATTGAATGATGACTTGCCCCTTCCTCCTTCTGAAAAAGAAATGGAGCATTTTATAAAGACCCGACCCTGTGTTAAATTACTCAATTCAATCAAGCGACTTGCTATGATTGGCTTATTGTGGGACACGGGGTACAGGGAATTCTATAATGTTTTTTCTTTAAACTTTACAGTTGAGATGAACAAACTAGCTGGAAAGGACAATAAATATAGGCATTTGTTTTATAGGGAGCCCCACATAGAAGATGTGCTTTATTATGCAATTGGTAAGGAAATGGCGAATTCTCCCAGGATGCTTATGTTCTTAAATCGATTAGAAAAAGGGGGTGCTAAAAAATGAAGTATAAACCAAGGTATGCAAAAGGACAAGTTTTAGTCCATTTTTCTAATGGAAGCGGGGATGTTTTTGCCCAAGCAGTAGGAAATTCACTAGGCTATAAATATCTTGGAAGGAATACAAGCGGGTTCTGTGCGTATGCAACCTCTTATGGTAGGGAAAAAAAGGCAATCAAGGACTTTAAGAATCATTCTTGTGTGGAGTGGGTTGGCTTGAGGGATTTGAAATTAGAATCTGGTATGAGCAAATTAGAGAATATTTGTATGATGTCCCAAGAGATAAGGGATGACTGGCCTATGGATGGTTGGAAACTCCGCAGAAAAGTCAAGGGATTAATTACGGAGCTAGAAAAACTATGCCCAATTATATGAGGTGGAAGGAAACTGAAATTAGAGAGATGATAGATATAGAAGAAGACAAACGGAATGCGTATGAGATTGTTGAGGCAAACTTAAGTAAAGTTGTGAGGGCGATTACAAACAAGAATAAAAGGGGGCTAGTCCAGGCAATTAATCACTTTGGAGAGGATTTAGAAAAATATAAGAAGAAGTTCCCAGATTATCAATATTCAAAATATCTTAGGTTATACGAAGACCTTAAGACATTTTATTGTAAGTGAGGTAAACTATGGAAATCATAAAAAAAGATGAGTTTGATAAAGCAGAAGAACTGCCCGAGCCGAAGCCAGATTCACTAGGATTAATTTCAGGTGATAAGTTTAAGGAAATGATGGAGCAGTTTAAGAATCCTGTTGATTTTCAGAGAGAGATTGCAGCCAGGATTAAATCTTTCTTGGATGTTCAAATCCAAAGAGACTTGGAGAAATTCAAGTTCTTGTCTGATTTGACACGAAGATGGGTCCGTCAGTTCAATGATATGTGTGATAGCATTCAGAAAGCCTATCACGGAGATAAGAGTGTGAATTTACATCTTCATAAGGTAGTTTCACACGGACAGGTTGCTGCCAAGATAAGGAGGTCAAAGGAAGAGAATGAAGTTAAAACCCGTTCTGGTGGAGAAAGTAACGCCAGAGATGGTCCAGGCGACAAAGGATAAATTTGCTAGCTGGGATAAGGTGATTGAAGAGAATGCCCTCGAGAGCCCAGATAGCTCCAAGGTTAACGAAGCCTACAGATTACTCTCTGATCCAACGATTTATGCTTATGCGTTCTTTAAAGACCCAAGGAAGACTACGGAACCCTTCCGAATGTACCCTTATCAGGATAGGATTCTGAATGACCCAAACAAAAGGATTATATTTGTTGCAGCTAATCAGATTGGGAAATCTATTGCGTTGTGCCTAAAGGCCAGTCATTTTGCTATTACTCATCCTGGAAAGACTGTGGTGATGGTCAGCAAGACGTTCCCCCAATCAAAAGACCTTCTTCTCCAGATAAAAGGGTTATTGAGGAATAGCGAGTTAGATTATAAGTTTGATATTGGAGAGACCGAAACAAAGACTGAGATATACTTCAAGCAGTATGAGGAAGTTGAGGTTTATGATGAATCTCTGGGCAAGACCTTCACCCAGCAAAAGGAGTTACCTCAATCAAGGATTATCTGTGTACCCGCAACTGAAGCAGCTTTGGGCTATGCAGTTGACCTTCTTCTTATTGACGAACTAGCCTTCTATGAAGATGGCAAATATATCTATGACCAGGTTCTTGAGCCAAGAACTTTCTTTACAAAAGGGCAGATTATTGTGTTTAGTAATCCAAATGGAGCACAAGGTATTTTCTGGGAATTGTGGAGAGATACCCGATTCAGTAAATATCGCTTTAATTTCTTGGACTGTCCAAGCAATACTGAAGAAGAACTCAAGGAATTGATGAAAAGGAAGACCCGTGAGCAGATTGACTCAACACTTTTGGCTGAATTCACAAGTCCAGAAGGTGGATTCTTGACTCTCCAAGAGAGGAAAAATATGCAAGAAGAGAGACCTAATGTGCTCCCCGCTGTAATTACAAGACCCATTTACATTTTCTTTGATTGGGCAAAGTCTATGGATAGGACTGTCAGGACAATAGGAATTCCTGTTAAAGGTGGAGATGAAGACTGGGCAGATAAGGTCTATGTGTATGAAATGAAGGAATATCCAGAAGGCACACCTTATACGGATATTGTGGATAAAGACCTTAAAAACCTTATAAAAACAATTGGTGGGGCAAATGTTGCTATGGTGGGTTGGGATAACACTGGAGTAGGGAGAGGTATAGAAGATTTTGTCAAGAGGGTTGAACAGCTTGGAATTATGGCTATGCCTGTTGATTTTGGGTTAGAGAATAAATCTAGGATTTATACACTCTTTAAGCTACTAGCAGAGAATGGAAGGATAAAAATTCCTTATGTTGAAGAATGCGACCTTCAGCTTAGTAAGCTGATCTTCCAGAAGACTACGAAAGGATATTTACAAGTCCACCACGGGAAGGAGAAAGATAGAGATGACTTCCCAGACTCTCTAGCTGGGTTGTGTAGTTTGATGATCCAGCCAGATAATCCACCAATCACTGCTACGATTATTGGGGAAGAAGAAGGTGAAGAGGATGAAGATATAATGGAGGATGATTCGCTTGGAATCGCTTAGTGAAGAAGAAGAGCAAAAACGTATTAAGGAAGCCAAGGAAGCAAAGTCTTGCTTGGATTGGCATAAATACTGTAATGCGGAATGTTGCAAGGTCTTTACATTAAGGAGGAAGGACCCCAATCTAAGGAAAAGGTTTATCTTTATGAAAACAAGCCTTCCCCCCAATCGGATTTGGTATTATAAGCTAAGGGGTTGCGAGTTAGTTCGGGGAGTTTTGAAAGTACCTTCAAAATATTGTAAGTACGAAGAAGGGGTTGTTTATGTTCATAAGGCTTGCGAGTTGCTAGAGGGCTGTATGTGTCTTGGACATCCAGATAAAAAGCCACAGTTATGCAAGGACCTTACTGAAGAGACGGTGGGTAGCTTTGGTGGGTATTTGACACCAAACTGCTTATTTAGATATAAATTTATGGGGGATCAAGATGGGAAAGAAAAAAGAACCAAAACTAAAAAAACCAACTAGAGATGAGGTTGCAAGGCACAACCTTAAAGAGAAGATGAAAGCAAGGGAAGGGAAGATCATTACACATTTGGAAAGCTATTGTAAACATATCATAACTGGGAGGTATTTCCTAGCTCGGGTTAATATGATGGCTGCACAGTTAGAGAAAGGGAAGATACTGGAAAGCATAGATGGTGCACCCAAACCAAGGGAGTTTTTCATAGCGGAACTTGCGAAGATGAGGCAACAGGCAATTATAAGCCATAGACATGCCTTTTTTGAGGATAAGAGCCTTAAAATGCTTGGATGTAAGCAAGAAAGAATTAATAATGCTTTGACTGAGTACTATGAAGGAAAAGTTATGAGGGAATGGGATGACATTTATCAAGCAAAAAATAGAGCAGCCGAGTTCATTGAGTAAGTCGCAGGATAAAAAAGCGAAGTTCGTACCCGTTGAAACGGCTAAAAAGCAAAAATTTATATATAAGTACGTCTATCCTAGACTTAAGAAGCTGAATCCATATTCCCAATCGCTACGCAACAAGTGGAAAAAAATATACGATAAAGGGCGTATTTTAAGTGATAGGGTGGATTGGAAGAAAGTCAAAAAAGATTTGGTGACATGGTTCGTAAAGATATCTATTGAAGGGTTTACTGCGAACTTCGTAACACACTATCTGCTTGGGTTCCCTTTCACTATCCCCGTGTTGCTGGCACATGGAATTGCTATCCACCAGGTTGTGGAAATCGCTTGGAGATTCAGAACCCCCCATGGTCAACGTAACCCAGTATCTAAAGACAAACACGGTTGATTCTAACCCCCTACCTTTTCTAAACTCTCTATTTATTAACAGATTTTCTGCATTAAGCCCTTACGGAGAAGATCAGTCTTTTAAGACTTTTATGAAGTGGGCCAGGAAAAGCCCACAGATTCTCAGCTTCATTCGGATAATTGCTTCTGATATCCTTTCTGATGAAGTAAAGTTTGTTCCAGCAAAAGAGGGTGCTTCAGGAAGGAATATGGTTCTGCGGTCTGAATCTTTCTGGATGGCAAATAAAGGTCGAAGGCATACGGAAGCTATGCTTTATGATTTACTTCTTCTTGGGTGGGGATTGGTTTGGCTAGGGAAATTAAATCAGAAACAAGTGAAGGAATTTTGCGAAACAGTGGTGGGGCATGTTTATCCAAACTTAGAGGCGAAGGAAAAAGAATTTAAGGCAACTGTTTTAACGGAGAACCTTCTTAAAGAGAAAGGTGACTCAATTGCAAAGAAATTAAGACACCTTCCAGCTTCCACTGTAACAAAGCATACAGACGAGTATGAAACTCTAGAATATTTCCAGAGAGTAGGGGGCAAGACTAAAACTTTCGATCCAGAAGAAGTAATTGAATTTGAATTTATGCCTTTTGACGGTAAGATATATCCATTTCCACCCATGGAAGCTTTGCTTTCAGAAGTATATCTTCTTTGGTTGATTTCTCAGAATTATGTATCTTTGTTTGAGAATGGGGGGGCACCAGACAAAGTGTTCATCCTTCCTAATGAGCTTGCGAAGAGCAAGAATCATAGGTATTTGATTAATACACTTCGGAAATATAAGAAAATCCAGAACAAGCACGGGAATCTTGTTTTCACTGGAGACTTAAAGATTGAAGACTTACAAAAGCTGGATAGCACTATGGAGAATAAGGATTTGGCTCTTTATATTGTTGGAATCTTAGCCATGTATTATGGGATTCCAGCAGGACGTATTCCTTTCTTGATTGGGAAAGCTGCGAACATGGGAGACGCTGGTGGACTGGCTGATAGTGGATATTGGAGAATAATCAGCGTGATTCAGACTAAGATCGAAGAGGGCTACAATAGCGAGTTATGGATTCCTTTCTTTGGAACGAAGATGAAGTTTGGAAGGGGCTATAAACAAGATGAAGTAAGGGAAACCCAGAATGAAGTCACAAAAAACAGCGTAGTTGAGCAGAGGATGAGGTTAGGTCTTTGGACAGCAACCAAGGGCGGTGAATATTTGGGTATTGATCCAGAGGAAATAACAAGGGCTCAACAAGAGAAAGAGAAGCGGGATAAGGAAGCTGCGGAATTAAAAACAGGTATGATGAACCAAGAGGAAGACAACCAAGGAAATGTGATTAATGAACCAGATAAGAAGGTCAAGAATAAAAGGAAGCAAGATACTCAAAATCAGAACCAGGCGAAAGCTGGAGGTAAGAAGATAAATCCATAAAATGCCAAGACACCCAGATTTTCAGAAAATTCATGCTAGATTTGTGAAACAGTATGGTAAAGAGAGGGGCGAATCCCTTTATTATGCTTGGTTAAAGAAGAAAGGATATGCAGAGGAAAAGCCATTCCCCAAGAAAGAGAAGAAGGAAAAGCAGTGTATTGTAAAAGGGGTTGAGATGAAAGAGATGAATGGTGAATTCCATATAGAAGGTCTGATTGCCACCACCCATATTGATGATTTAGATAAAGCTGAAGGGATTGATGTCCCAGATAAATTAGAGAAAGAAACCCTTGATGACTGGAGTGACCAGATGAATCAAAATTTTGAATCAAGGGTGATGGGGGTTCACCATAGTGAGGGTAGGGCAATTAATCCGCAATACTATGGTGAAGCTGATGTTGAAAAAAACCCAACGAAAGTAGTGCCCCTCCAAGGGGGGCACTGGGGTCTATTCGTAGATACAAAAATGTTGATGGATGATCCCCAAACGCCAGAGATAGTAAAAGACTGGCAAGAAGGCAAGCTCAACTCTTTTTCCGTGACTTATGACACTCACGGCTTTGAAACAACCGATTTTGATTGGGTTGATGGCAAACTTGTGAGGCTCATTAAGCCTGGAACGAAGTTATATGGCTATACAGCTTCGGATTTATATAATGAAGAAGGTGGAAGCCCTGTTAACCCGAATGCGGTTGCGACTAATTTGGGGTTCAAGGAATTTAAGGAGTTGATGAATGTTAAACCAACAGAGGAGGTTACGAAGATGTCTAAAAAGGAAATGAAGGAAGAAACTCCTCCTGCAGAAGAAGAGACTGCTTCAGCAGAGGAGCCAGATAAGAAAGAAGAGAAACCCGAGGAAAAAGTCGAAGAAAAGAAAGCCGAGGGTGCCGAAGGGGAAGATACAGAAAAGAAAGAATTCCTTGCCTTTAAGAAGTACAGGAAAGACCAAGAAGAGAAAGAGATGCTCAACAAGGTTTCTGCAAAAGTTGCAGATGATGTGCTTAAGAAACTAGAGGTTAAAGAGAAAGTTATGAAGAATCCAGAAGAAATCAAGATGGATAAGTTGCCACTTGAGTTCAAAGAATATAGGGCAGCGTTGACTAAACCAGAAGAGATCGAAGTGAAAGAGCAATTTACAAGAGCAGCAAATGTTTGTGGTAAGATTGGATTAGATTGGCAAAAGTCCACAACTACTCCAGTTGAACAAAGAGAGTTCAAGAACTTCTCGACAAACGGAAGAAAGTTAATGTTCCGAGACCTCGAGTTTAAAGGACTTGGATTGACTACAAACCAGAATGCCGATACAGATTACTTGCAAAGTTCAGCAGAGCTACAGGATGTGTATGACCCTGTGATCTACAATGCTTTGAACCAAGAAACTGTTACTTGGAATCTGCTTGCAAAAGATGACATGAGTAAGAAGGGAAATAACATGGTTCAATTTACACTTAAAACCGTAGCGAATGCTTCTGCACAGTTTTACACTGGAAACAGCGTAAGTACTGGGCCAGTTACTAGATTGAAATACCAAACCAAATTTAAGAAAGTTCAGGTTGGCGTTTCAGTTGATGGCGACATGATTGCTGCTGCAAAAGGTGGACCTGTTGATGACGTTTTTGCACAGGAAGTCTTGGATTCAACTATGGATATGCTTGCAGTTGTTAACGCGGCTTTATTTGGCGTTAAGGGTGCAGAGACAGATGCAGAGTGTATTGGATTTGAATACCTAGCAGATGATGCAAACTACACTACGTTGTATAGCTTAACAAGGTCTTCAGCGAATAAATTGGCCCCAGATTCTTCAACGGATAACTTTGTTAATCAAAGTTCTACGATTGTAAGTATGGCAAATCTGAGGACTTTAAAGAGAAATGCAACGGATGAAGGAGCAAAGAAGAGAAACTTAGTGTATATCACAAACCCACTTCAAGGAGATATGATGAGGGGTAAGTTTGACGACAGCAGAAGGATGTTAACTACAAGAGATACAGGTTTTGGATTTGCAACCGATCTATTTATTGATGGCATACCCGTATTTGAAGACATAGATTGTAACACAGATGATTGGTTCTGTGTTGACTTAGACTCTCACAGAGTTGGTATATGGGTACCCCCAACAATAGAGAGATTAGGTAAAACTCAAGACGCAGAAGATGCATTTATCAAGATGTACTTCGCAACGTTCAATAGACTGCCAAGGGCTATTGGACAACTATATGGCTGTGCCACAAGCTAAGCCTACTTTTTTATTTTTTTATTTATCTTGGCGTAAACAAGAAACTATGGAGGTTTGATAAACATGACGGCTGCTGCTGTAACACCGAGTGTGGTGTGTAAGAAACCATTAGTCCTGGATGCTGTAACTGGCACCCCTGTCAGGGCGGTGGAATATTATTTGAAGGGGACAAAAGTTTCACAGAACGATTGGATTTTGTTGGAGACTGCAATAGGAACAACGTTGAATTCCATGATTGGATGTCGTGGTATTGTGATTGATTCAAGTAATGACATGGACCTAGAAGATTTCACTTATGATGACTCTGCGGATAAATTAGTATTAGCTGGAACAACGGTTGGAACAGTTCATGTATTCGTGAGGATGACCTATCCTTAGGGGTGATTAAATGACTGCTGCAACTGTAACTGATCGGCTTGAAACAAACGATCCTACAGTGGAATGTGTAGTTCTAACTGCTTCTGATGCTGAAACATATGTAAGTAAGAAGTTTGGGACTGTCACGCACGTGCAGGCTACAATTATGGAAGATGCTGGTGCATTAAGCATTCCACTTTCATGTGATGTGAGTGGTGGAACTGTTACAATAAATGCAACGGGCCTTTCTGATTTAAAGGTTGCATTAACACTGAGGGGACGTAAGTAAACAATTTTTTTTTTTATTTTTTTTATTTAACTAAACGAGGAGGTATATTCAAGATGTATGTCGCAAAACACGACCATGGAAAATATAAGAAAGGTGATGAAGTACCAGAACATGAGGCTCTTGATTTGATCCAAAGATATGCTAAACCACCAGTAGAGGAAGTAGCAAAGGCTTCGGGAAAGAAGGCTTCAAAGCCAAAGGAAGAAGAATCTTCTTCTGATTTGTTAGATGATTACTTGAATAGGAATAGTAATGTAGTGTTAAAGAACTTAAAAAAAGATTCTTTCTCTGAGGGAGAAGTTTCCCAAATGTATGAGCTTGAAAAGAATGGGAAGAAGAGGAGAAAGGTATTGAGAGCCCTAGAAGGACTTGGAGCAAGTTAAAATGACAGAGAGTAATCTAAATGATTTGGGTTATGAAGACTCAAAACATGCGGGTTGGAGACAGGCAGAAAAGGAGATCACCTTTGATGGTGGGACTACAAATGCCATCGGAGACCATGATGGCACGGGAGACCCTTTTAGTATATTTACTGTTACTGGGACTGTCCGAATGAAACTCTATGCCATTTGTTCAACCGCACTTGTTGGTGCTTCAGCTACACTGGAAGTTGGTGTAACAGGTGGAACGGCTAAACTAATTGCACAAACAACAGGGACGGACATAGATATAAATGAGATATGGCATGATGCCTCACCAGATTCCTCCGTTGAAGCAGACACAGTTGCGACAGAGAATATTGTAGCAAATAGTTTAGATGTGATTGGAACAGTAGGAACCGCAAACATCACAGCGGGAGTGATTAAGTTTATTTGTCTTTGGAGACCCATTTCAAGAGATGGTAATGTAACACCAGCTTAAGATGAAAAAAGCTTTAGTTTATTTATTATTTTCATTACTTCTTGTTTCAATAGCCTTGGCTGTACCCTGGTCGCCCCAGGATGATATTAACCTCAAAAACAGGTATGAAATTCATAATGGCACAAATGCCACTTTCCAAAATATCACTACAGATGAGCTTTGCTTATCTGCAGATACATGCAGGTCAACGTGGCCAGCTGGTGGAGGGGGCGGTGGAGGAAACGGCTCTCGGTGGAATATAACGGGAAGTACTTATTTAGCAAACTATTCAGGAATCTTAGATGTGAATACCTCTCCCTTAAATTCGACAATAAAGGCGAGATTAACAAATGTGCTAACAGGAGCATATTGGTGTAGATGGAACACAACCGCAGATAAGCTAGACTGTGACGTGACTCCATTTAGTGCAATTTCAAAGTGGCTAATTCAAGGGCCTTACATCATAAACGCAAGTGGTTATCTTGCCTTTAATGAAACCAAGCAGAATGAAACAATAGATGCGAGGGACTCTGATACTACTTATGATAATGCAACCCCCCTTTCATTAACAAGCACTACATTTGGATTAAGCCCATGTGGGAATGGAGAAATCTATAAATACAACACTTCTTCTTCTCTTTGGGAGTGTGAGGCTGACGAGACTGGAGCGGGAGGTACTGTAACTGGTTCTGGAACTACCGACACAATCCCAAGGTGGGCGAGTTCATCTTCTTTGGGAGACAGCATAATGAGGCAGATTTCAAACCTCTTAAACATTACTGGAAGCTTAGAAGTCACGGAGAATATTACAATTTCTAATTCACTTTGTTTTATTGGAGACACCTGTCGAGATGATTGGGTTGTTGATACAAATGAATCGGGGAGGTTAACCACCTTGGAGAATCAACAGTCTGCGGATAACACTACCCAAGCTGCTGAGATAGACGCAAACACCGCACAACAAAGTGCAGATAATACTACGCAAGCCAACCAAATTGCGGGGCTTGTTGCTTCAAATAGTTCCATGGACGCAAGAATGGATAGTATGGAATCCTCAAATACAACCCAGGCAAATCAAATCGCTGGATTGGTTGCGTCTAATACTTCTATGGATTCCCGTATGGATAGCATGGAGGCTTCAAATACCACTCAAGCAAATGAGATAGCTGCAAAGGCAGACCCAGGAGATTGTGCTGGTCAATTGGTCCAGAATACCACAACCACTGGAGTAGAATGTGTGGCACTTGTGGTAGACACGGACACAAATGAAAGTGTCAGAATGGGGAATATAGTTAATAATGAATGTTCTGCCGGTAATTTTATCTTTAATCATTCCCAAGATGGAACACCCCAATGTGACGCTCCAGCAGGAAGTGGGGATATAACAGCGGTTAGAACTCACAATATTTACATTTATAATGGTTCAGAAAGCGGGGATGTGAAGCTAAGGTTTAATGACACTAAACTAAATGAGACAATAGACGCTAGGGAGAAAGTAAATTCTTCTCAAGAAATGGTGGATGCAGTAAACGGTTCTGCCCTTAACTTAACTAACTCTTTTGATTACCCAGAAACAGACCCCCAAGTAGATACCTTAACTGCAACCAAATGGTGTGTGGCTGACGCGACAGGTACAGCCATAGATTGTACTCAAGATGAACCCACTGGGACAGGAACAGGGAATACAACTACTTATTCTTGGGTTGCAAATGTTTTGGCTAAATTTAGAGATAAAGAGAATATTACGGTAAGTAATATTACGGATGATGGGGCACAAGTTTTAATTAAGGGAAAAGCAAATATTACAGGAGATTTATATATTGGAGAAGGAGAAAAAGACCACCAGATTGTCTTTGAAGAGAATCCAGTTGAATCTTTAAAATGGGATAACGATACAGATGATTTTATATTAAGTGACCACCTTCAAACGTCTGGACTTGCAGCTATTGGGGGGAATATCTTTACAAATAATGATATTTATACAACTGGAGCCTTGGATGATCTTTGGCTTGGAACATCAACACAAGTGAGTTCAGATTTCAGAGCTTATGCTTCTGGGCATTTGGTTGTAACGAACCAAGTCAATACCACTGAAGTTTGTTTAACAGGAGATTCTTGTAGAACTACATGGCCTTCTGGCGGGACAGGGGGAAATGTATCTGGTATAGGAACTTCTGCTACAGTAGTGCCAAGATTCATAGATTGGGAAAATCTATCCACCAGTGGAATAGTGAGTGATGGGTCTAATGTTAATGTCTCTGGACTGCTTAGAACCGCAAGTGGAATAACAAGCCAAGGGAGTATCCTAGTTGAGCCAGTAGAAGCTACAATTAAAACAACTGGTGGAGATGGGGATATAGAAACAGAAGGTAGTGCTGCGGACATTCGTACCGAAGGAGCAAGTGCTCATATATACACCATGGGGGCTGGGAGTAAAATATATACCCTTAAGGGGGATATCTTAGTTGCTGGAGCTACTGTTGGAGCAGCAAATATATCTCTTCAGGCTAGTGGGCGAGCAGTTATCGATCAACAAATTAATACAACAGAGATATGTTTATTTGGAGATACTTGTAGGACTACATGGCCAGTCGATACAACTGATGGGAATGTTTCAAATATAGGAAATGTAGCAACCAACATCCCATATTTTATTGATAATGAAAATATGAGTCCAAGTGGTGCTACGTCTGACGGAGAGAATGTAACATTTGGTGCTAATGTAGATTTTGATGCAGATATAACCGCTGCAGCTAGCATTGTTTTTGATATGGTTGCAGCAGTAGGGAATCCAATCTTTAACCTTAGATCAACAGGTGGTGCTGGAAATGCAATTTTTCAGATGGATGGGGTAGAAATAATTGGTTCGGATCAGGTAGTTAATGCTGCTCAAGTAGAGGATATTTGGGTTAATGAATCTGGAGATACAATGACTGGTGCGTTAACTTTACCTACCATAACCGTAAATAATGTCACTATCCCTATTGGGGCGGGAGATACAGTTATCATAGATTATCCTGGAAAATTCTTGTTTAATTCTACTTCAGATATTATAGCTATTGGGGATTACATAAATGAGACGGCTGGAAACTATACTAGATTCAATATGTCTGGTGGTGGTGGCTTCAGAAAGTGGGGTAAGGAACCTAAGTATGGTGTGATGGGAGACGCTTACGCTTTTAATGGAGTCAATATGGACACAGGAGCGACAACTAACGCAGGATTATTCTTTAATCAGACTGGATTTTTCATTTCAATTAAAGATGTTGGTGGAGACCCAGTCCTTAAAGCAGATATTCAAGGTGCGGGAGAAGGAGATATAGAAGGAAGGGGAGAAATAAGGAGTAGTGGTAATGATTTCGGCTTAACAAAAGTCACAAATGCAAATACAGCTTGTACTTCTGCTTGTGACTATGCAGCAGTCCTTGGACAGGACACGGGGACAAATACCCTTGTTGATGTAACTGATGCAACAGCAGATATTTGCTTTTGTGCAGGACCAAGCTAGGAGGAAACAATGAAAAAAAGTTTAATTTTTGTGGTTTTGATTTGTTTGTTGGGTATGGCTTTTGCCTTTATTCCAGAAGCAAAAAAAACCGAGAAAAGTTTAATGGAAAAGTATATTGAGATAGGAGACCCAGAATTACCTTTTGGGGAGTTCTACCACGCACAAATCGCTATGGAAGAAAGACAAACATACAGTTATGAATTCCAAGAATGCGAATATGATCTAACTCACGAAGAGTTTTTAGATATGAGAAGAGCTAACTTTATAGCGTTATATAACAATAACACGCACTGGGTAGCTCCAGATGTCTATTCTTCGAGGTACTATGGTAATTATTTTATTGATAAAGGAATAGAGTGGTTTCCTTTACAGAACGATAGGGTATGTGTTGGAAATATGACCTTAAGTGGAGTCATTGAAGGCTCACCAGCTTATCAGTGTTGGAGAAACACAAATACATCCATTTCTGATGCAGATTGCCATGATTGGTTTGTTAATGGAACAGATGACACCTTCTTTGATAATAAAAGAGGGAGGCATTATGCAAATCCAATTGTAAGGCAAATATATATCGGTGTGGAAGTTAATGAGATGAGTAAGCTTGTTTATGCCCAGTCTCAAATAGAGATGAATTTATCGGGCTTATTTGATGAGATAAGGAACAGTGGTGATGTCCAACATTTAACTTTTGGAGACCACGGCTATGGTGATACTCCATGAGAACAATAGCAGTCTTATTGCTTGTAAGCCTTCTGTTGATGAGTTCGGCAGGGGCGGAATCTTTTTTAAACTGTATTAGGGGGGTCTCTAGACAAGAAATTGAAAATATGAGATTAAGCGATATGTATGCTATTTTAAATGAAGACGTTACGGTTTCAAATTTTCGAGAAGAAGGGGATAAAGTCCGTGTTCCTTATTCATATAACGTCTTGGAAGAAGATGATGTGTTCGGGGTATATTGTATAATTCGAAAAACAACCCCAACTTGGATATCAACTGACCAAATAGAGGATTGTCAGCTTACAAAGACTCGGTCTCAGTGTTATGATTATGCTTTCAACAGTGAAGACGAGAATATTGTTAGTGCTGGTGATCTTGATGTTTGGATAATGAAATCTACTAAGAGGAAGATTCAAGAATATGTGGAAGCTGTTGAGATTGAAAACATGCTTGCGATTCAGGCTAGGGTAAGAGATGTAGATGTGATGACTGACTTATCTGGCTATGGTTCATTAGAAACTCCTTACTTCGGAGACACCCCCCCGCTTCCTTTAGACGCGGGTGATTCAGACCCAGACCCCGAGCCCTTGCCTGTAGAACCTGTTTATACAGAAGAAGAATTGGGGTTTGCTCTTGATGCCTATGGTACACCAACTTATTGGCAGTTCCTTAATGAAGTTGAGTTTTTAGAAGGGGTTAGTGTAGATTATAGTCAGCCAGGAAGGATTGAGATTATTACTTTAAATTATTCAATTTGCTTCGAGAATTCAGCCATGCAAGAGATTTTGTATCGGAAAAGCACAAGAGGCACTAAACTCTGGGTAAATCTCGCTAATTTAGATAATTATGGTTTAAATTGGGAAGTTCCCACATTTGGGTTTTTATGGAGAGACATCCAAGACGGAGATTGTTGGGACAAAGGCGAATTGAGTAAAATGAGGTTGGTATAATGGCTCCGAATGGAATGGCTAATGGAAATACTGAATGGAAAGTGAGCCAAGCAGAATTCAAAGGATTTGTGAAAGCAAAATTAGAAGACATACAAAAAGCCATTCAAAATCAAAATCAAACCTGTGTAGGGACAAGAAAAGAATTTAATAACCAAGTGGGAGATTTAGACGGAAGGATTGATAAATTGGAACAATCAAAGAGCTATGCCCTTGGTTTCGCTTCAGCAGTTGGATTCCTTGCTGGATTGGTGGGAAGCTTTTTGTCAAGGATTTGGAGGTAAAGATGGCATATACACGAACAGCACCAAGAACCCAAAACATCACTGGTGCAGATTTAACTGGGGCAGATGGGGCAACAAATAGGACATATACAATTCCAGATGCGGGAGTTCTTTCTAGCGGTGTTGATATAGCTATTAATGGAACCCAACTCCATGAAGGTGCTTCTAATGATTTTACCCTTTCTGGAGAAACCATCACTTTCTTGAATAATGTTGACAATCCAGATATCATAAGAATCAATTATTTTATTGCTTTGGCTAGAGATACCCAATCAACAATTACTACAACCACCACCTTAAAGTATGCTACAACACTTCAGTTTGCTGCAATATTAGGGATATTAAGGAGCATTCCTACTTGGGATGATAGCACAAACCCAACTAATATTAAGGAAGAGGTTGGGACGGGGGATAATAGTGAGACCCGATTTTACTTAGATCATAAGAACATTTTGAGTGATTCATATACTCTATATTATGGATCAGCCTCTACAACGACAGATGAGTTAACTGAAACCACCCATTACACTATTAATCAAACTACTGGAGCAGTTACTCTAACTTCAGCTGGTGTCACATTAGTTGGCACAAATAAAATATATGCTACATATAGCTATTGCTTCAAGGACTTTTCAGATGAATATTTAGTTGCTGTGTTAGGTAGGGCAGAGAAAGAAGTAGACGGATTATGCAACACGACTTTCACAGATGGGACTGCTACAAACCCAGATTATCCAAGCAGAACAGAAATTCAACCAACTATGGGTCAATACCAACAGGACTATTTTACAGATGAGAAACCACTTATTGATGTAAGCTCAACCTTATCTGCAGATATTACGGCTGCAGCAACAAGTATAGCTTTAGCGACAGGAGACGGAGACAAATTCCCTTCTACTGGTACAATCATAATTGGCTCAGAAAAGATTACATATACGGGTGTTTCAACCGATACTTTAACTGGATGTACTCGTGGTGTTGGGGATAGCACCGCTGCAACGCATTCAGAAGATGATGAAGTTCACACCACCGTCTTGGAATTATCAGGTACTTCAGAGGGAACAGCACCCACGTGGGAAGTTCAACCCTGGAATTCAGACATGTTCGCAAATGCGGATGGGAAGATTTTTATATACCGAGATTCCCTTTCAAGCCAGGTTACTGCGGAAAGTACGGTCCTTCATAAGACAGGCGTGGCTAATAGATTCAAGCTTACTTACCTTTATGGATATGATTCAGTCCCAGTGGATATTACAAGATTAACTTTACTCCTGGGCAAACGTATGCTTATACAAGATAGCGTTGGCGGAGCGATGGTTAAAGGGCGGAATGAGTTCCGCCCAGAGATGATGAACGCTGATGCTCAAGAAATAAGGAGTATTGTAGGGACCTATAAAGTGGTCGCTATGGGCAATACTTAAAACTATCTGAGGATAGCAAGATGGCAGATCGAGTAGACTATACTAAGCTTTATTCAGAAGCGTGGCAAAACGTGTATGACCTCATCAATAATAGGTCTAACGTTGTTGACCCGCTTAGCAGTACTTCTGCGGAGTTCCGTAAATTTGTTTATACTAGAGAACCAGATGTTAAATCTTCAGACTTTGCTGGATATCCTTATGTGATTGTAAGGAATGCTGCAAAAGATGAGGAAGAACAAAAGGGAAAAACTTTAGATGGCAAATCAAAATTTCTTATGTGGGAAGTAGAAGTTGTGGTTGTAACAAGCGATAGGGGAGAGGGAGAAAGAGACGGACAGGGTGCCACCCAATTAGATACGATAAGTAATGATGTAGACCAAACTTTAAATGACGCTACAAATAGACAAACTTTAAGGGATAATGGATTGTACCATGTTAAGGTTACTGGCTCAAGAGGATTCCCAGAACCAAGAGAAAACGAACTCACATTCCGAAGAACATTTGTTATTTTATTCATGGGGAAAATGCAGGTGACATCATAATGGTGAGAGTTATAGAAATAAGGACTACTGGAGATTTAGTGAAGGCAGATGGTGTCTTGGCTAGAATACAGCGGAGAGTCCCAGAAATGCTGTCTAAAGAGATGATGACATGGGGCAAGATACTTGAGAGGGATATGAAAGAAAGTGCCTTAGCGGCTCAGATAAAGCCCTTTACGGGCACATTATATTCAACAGGTATTCAGTGGAGACAAAGACCAAGAGGAAGAATTGGATATCTGTTTGTCCGTGACTATGGAATTAAGTTAGATAGTATGCGGCCCCACTGGGTAAATATCACAGCTAGACGGACTAGACTATTAGCTTGGGCTGGTCAGGCTAGTGATGATTTAATAAATAATGCTGCAACGCTTATTGCCTCTGGAAGGATGAAGAGAAAAGCAATCTTTGTAAGACCGCACCCATTCCTTCGGGTTGGCTGGAACAGAGCAAGACCGAAGTTAAGGCAACGGTTGAAAAGGGCAGTTCAGCGTGGCATAGCTGCGTGAGGTGATAAACATGTATGAAGTCAAAAACATCACAAAGGATGTAAGGAGACTAATAGATTCAGGAAGAGCTATTTTGGTAGAACCAGGGGAATCTGTGAAAGTTAGGAGTCCCCCCGAAGAGAGAGGTATCTGGAAAGTTAAAGGAAAAGAAAAAAAGGAAGAGAAGAAAACAAAAAAAATAACGGAGGAGGATAACCATGACAGCTGATGCTGTAGATGATACTTGGATGGAAACCTGTCTAATTGGTATATCCAAAATAGATGGGAGTGATCTCCAATTTGCTGCTATAACCGAAACGGTGGATATTGACCTTGGAGAGAAGGACATAGACCCTGTGGCGTTAGTGAATGGCGGAAGAGTAACAAAGTGGACACCAGAAGGAGTTTCAACAATTACTTTTGAGGGATATCCCTTGGAAGCTGGAACTGACTCGGGTACAACAGGTAAAGGTTTCTATGACCTTATGCATGATGTAGACGCAGCCGTTCCAATTAGGGTTGTGAACTCCAGGACAAGAGACAAATATAGGGTCTTAGTTCTTTGGACAAACGACTCAACAGCTACAACTGCCCAGTCCGCAACTGCTGAAAATTCGTCTGCTTTAAGAATTGGATTGGCAGATGGGCACTTTACTAGCGTGAAGGCAAGCTTTACAGATGGGGCACTTAAGATGACTGCAACATATAAAGTAGCTGCTTTTGATAAAGCTGGTGCAGGGAATGTTATGATGGAAAGTGCTGCAGGAAGTAGTGGTACAGATAAACTTCCAGCAATTGCGTCATACACAAGTGCAAACAAATTCGGTTAAATTTTTTTTTATTTTTTTAATTTGAAGAGGTTGGTATTATGGAAAAGAACAAAGAAGAAAAGATAAAGGAATTACAAGATTTGGTATCTAAGCTGAAAAAGCAGAGAGAGCAAGGCTTGATAATTTCAAGGATTCCACCCAAGACAAAAGAAGCCTTTTTACAATTGGCTACAGATGAGTTTTGTGGTGATTATGGGATGACGTTGAAGTGGTTAATGGATGACCTTATCAGTGGTGACTTAAAAGAAGTGATTGCGAAGATTACAGAAATGGACAATAGGCTTCGTGTTATGGAAGCTAAACAAGTTGCTGGGGAATCCCAGGAAGAAAAGAAGAACATCAAGAAGATGTGTAGCGGAAAAGAACGGAGGATTGGTAGAAATGGGTAACTTAGAAGAGTTGAAAAAATTAACTCCAACACCTGTGGAGCGAAAAATACCTAGAAAACCTAAAGAAGGACAACAACAAGCCACCCTTGAGATTCACCCTCTCGGGTTAGATGAGCTAAAAATTTTAGAAGATGTTGAGAAGATTTTTGAAGGGAAAGAAGCCCCCTTTGAAGATCAAGTCAAAGCCATGAAGAAATTTATTGCCAAGAGTTTAAATGTTGGCGAAGACCAAGTGAATTTATCCTTGGGCTACTTCAGAGAACTCTTGGAAGAGATTATGGACGCAAACGGATTCCCTAGAGCCCAAATTGGAAGTAAGGAAAAGTTGGAAGAGTTCATGGCTCAAAAAAAGAAGATGATGGCTCAGAAGAAGGATGTCCAAGGAACAACTGGATAAGTTAAGAAGTAGAGTCTTGGGCAAGAAGCGAGGAGAAGTATCAAGAACAGGGTTGACAGAGGTTGTCGATTTAATTCGGTCTTTAGGTTGCTTGGGTGAGATTGTAGGAAGAGAATTTGAGATTAGAGATACTTCAGGCAAGCTATTGGCTACAATAAGTCAAAAGCCAATAAAGTTCAATCAACTGAATGCTTTGATTAAGGAAAATCAAAAGCTTCGTCAGGATGATTGGAATAACCAAGCGAAAATGTTTGGTTCGATATTCGGCAAGAAAGGTAGGAAAAAAAGATGACTTTTTTCGAAGATATTGTAATCCGAGTGAAAAGCACGGTGTCCCAGTTTCAGCAGACTATGGGCCAAGCAAGACAGAGTATTCAGGCTGTAAAGCAGAATGTGCAAGGCTTTACAAACGTCATGGGGCAGAACATGGAGCAGTTCAGGAGAAACATTGTCCCTATGAAACAGAATGCTATGCTTGGTGCAAGGTTAGCTCACCGCTTCAGGGTACTGACTCACGGAATGCGTGGGTTTAGAATGGAAGCTCTGGGAGTCATGTTCTTTGGAATGATGTTGCAGAGGACTTTCACTGGACTACTCAAACCTGTCATGGAAGCTTATGGTGTCTTCGATTTATTTAGAGTAATGCTGTTAATCCTGTTCATTCCAGTAATGGATATGCTTCTAGAGCCTCTGATAGACATAATGACTTGGTTCATGGATTTACCCGAGTCAGCTAAGAAGGCAATCGGAATCTTTGTATTGCTTGGGGCAATAGTTGGTGGAATCTTATTTGTGATAGGTGCATTTACTTTGGGCTTCGGGAGTTTAATAATGATGTTTGGGGGAGCCCCAGGAAAAGTAGTAGCGTCTTTATTAAGGATTCTATCTGGAGTAAAGTTTGCTTTCGGTGCGATCTTAGCGGTTGTCACCGTTATCTTATTCGGTGTGTTTCTTGCTTGGAAGGATAACTTCGGGAATATCAGAGCATGGATGCAAGTCTTCTGGGAAGGATTAAAAGGAATGTTCCAAGGAGCTTTAGATATAATTGCAGGGATAATGGACTTCTTTGTAGCTCTTTTTACAGGGGATTGGGAAGGAGTTAAAGCAGCAGTTATCCGTATCGTAAATGGAATAAGAACCTTTTTGAAGTCTCAGTTTAATATGATTCTTGGATTAGCTGTTGTGCTTGGCTTAGGGATTCTGAAGTTATTTAATGGGATTAATGAGACCATTAAAGGAATGCTTAAGAGTCTTGTGAGCTGGGTTGATGGCTGGAGTGGTGGATTTGTCAGCAAAATGTTTGATTGGGGAGCCAAGATTATAAAAGGATTGGGGGATGGAATAAAAAGCATGGCTGGATGGATAAAAGACGCAATCTTAAGTTTATTTCCCAGTTGGGCCCAAGATTTAATATGGAGTGCGGGTAAGTTTGTCATAAACATATTTACTAAAGGGAAGAAGGGAGAAGAAAAAGGAGGTTCTTTTGGAGATTTTATCTGGAGACCTGGCTTTGCTCCGATCTCATTTAGCCCCCAAGATACTTTAGTTGGCTTCAAAGGAAAGACTCCTTCTGGGGCACTGGGTGCAGGTGGTGGGGGAGATGTTTACCTTAACCAAACCAATAATGTTCAAGTTGTTGATAGAGCCGAACTCAATAGGATGTTTGAGGAATACGGCAGAAAGCTTGTAGAAGATATAAGGAGGATGTTTCCAGCATGACGGATATACCAAACATTTTATTGTATAACACAGGCGATAAAGGTGGTTCAAGTGAAGTTACAGTCTATACTACAAATGTGGAAGAGATCATCAACAAGAAGCTCGTGAATGTTGTTCCTGGACAGAGTTCAGCAAATTGGAGTCTTGGTCCAAAAGATACAAAGATTGTGGATTTATTGAGAGTGGAAGAGCGTTTCTCAGTAAACGGCTATATTGATGAAAGTGATAAAACTAAATTTAAAGCTTTCATAACAAAAGGGGGCACCGTAACTATGGAATGGGAAAGCGAAACTTTTGAGATTAACATAGACAAATTAACTGTAACAAAAAATAATAAAGCAGAAGATACGGACAGAGATGTGATGTTTACCGCCATAGTTGGTGTGGATATATAATGGCAAAGAAAGTATGGCTTAGTTCCTTTTTGGTAATGGTTATACTAGCTTCTTCTATCTATTTTGTGCTTCCAGACAAAGTGCGGATTGACATAGAAAAGACCAGGACAAAGTATTCTGTGTGGATAAATGATTCTTGGGACTTGGCTGCAACGGAGTATGTAAATCTTTATGATGGCTCTAAGAAGATGAGGGCAAAGAGTCGGGAATTAAATAACTGGACGGATGGGTATTATGTTTATGTTAGCCGTACTTCAAAATGGAAAGAGAATATTACAACCATTCAAACTTATGTCTTTGATCCCAATACTCCAAAAGAAGAATTAACCCCTCTTAAAAATATCTTTGAATGCATGAACTGCGAAGGAAAGATTGTGCATTATGAGGTAAGGGATATCTCTTATAATGGTGCAACTAAAGAAATCACTAGCCCTTTCTCTTTTGGGAAGCAGATGAAAATAGAATGGCAAGATGGGGCTTACTACTCTAAAGTTTTTCAGCAGAAATCAGTAGATAAAATTATCATAAAGTACAGACCCCAACAAAGCCATGAAGTCTATAGAGTCAGGTTGTTTGATCCCCCTATTGTCACCGCATACATAGATGGGACTTCCGCAGATGCAGATGTTGAGATGGGTCCTGTTAATATTTCTGGAACATCCACTACAGGAACAGGTCCTCCCGATTTAGTTGTTTGCTTGGACACAACGCACCCAGCTTACGGTGTGAATTACACCTGTGCGGAGAATGAGACTAGCTTTATCTTTGATGTGCAATATTTTAGGAAAGAAGAATTAAATAATACAGATACCGCACGGAACATAACCTGTGTAGAAAATATAAATTCTACCGTCTATTTAAGAGCCCATCAGTGGGATGTGGTAAAGAACTTCACCATTAATCTCACAGGATTTCCAATAGGTGGAAGCTTACCCAGTAATTTAGATATCTTTGTGAATGACACCTTGACTTATACTATATCTGGAACTCTTAACTCAAGTGCTTTGAAAGTGGAAGAATTTGACGATAGCTCCACCTATCAAGATTTTAATTCCACCACCCCCGTTGTTCATACTGCCGAATTTAGAATCCCTAAAACAGCCACAGTTGTTGAGGCTTATGTTAATGTCTCTGGATTTAGTTTCTGGAGTGAGGAAGATGATACAGAAGATGAAGCAGATAACCTTTGTCAATTTACAACAGGAAGTTGTACTAATCTACCTTATGGTTATGATGAAAATATATCCACCGCAGCAGAAGTCAAATCAGGAGAACCTGTTAATGTTGATACAATGTTTATTTGGGAGAACTATACATGGAATGTTATTTGGACTGGAGACATGACTTGGAACTACACTGGCTCAGTTCCAGGTGGAAGCCCATGGCAAGTGGGTGAATTTAATGTATCTATTTATAACCATTCAAGCTCAAGTTGGAAACGTATATCTTCAACTGGGCCTGGGACTGGAACACAGACCGTTGAATATGATTTCCATGTAGATGACTTCGGACTAAACTCAACTAATAAATTCAGAACCCAAACAATAGGTACTGGAGTGAGCATACATAGCTCTACTAAATACTTTGAAGGGTCTTTATCTTGGGACATTAACCCTAGTATGGCTTATGTGGAAGCGGGAACCCCAGACGGAGATAGGGAATGGAATCACACGGCTCTTGTAACTACAACCACAAAGTCAGAGAATATGAGTACAGCTATTAACTCTTTCTTAGAGAACTGCACAGCAGATGTGTTTGGTTATTGTGATGTCCCCCTTTATGTTTACTCTGGGACTGCTGGAGGGCTTAATTTAACTAACCTTTACATACTCTACACTGGAGCTGGATGGAATCCTGTTTCAATAAATATAACCCATGCACAGAGTTTCTTGGACGCAACTTCATCCACTTGGGCAGATATCCCCCTTAAATTTGAAAGTGCAACAAATGGAACTCTTGAGATATCTGACATCAACTTTGATTATGCGGGAGGCAATCAAACTTATGAAATCACAGCACACAATTCAGACTACAGTGCGGAAGATAAGCAGAATGCAACTTTCTTTTATTCAAGGTTTGAACTCTCCTTTCCCCAGCACATCTCTGCTTTGGAGTTCATACCACGAAGACCAACTTCCAAGAATGTAACTCCATACGGTCAAACTGCCACAAGACCTGTTTTGAATGTAACCCCCAAAGACTATGATGGACCTGGCTTTAATTTTTCTATGTATATGAACGAAACTTATTCCTGTGTGAATCTTACTGTTGGAAATTCCTCTACTAAATCTGCAAGTCAATTGCTTGGATCAGAAACTTGGTATGACCTTCAACTAGAAGCAACCGATCCTAATTATTTTGGACTATGGATGTGGGCAGATTACGCATGTAACTTTACTGCCTGGAGGCTATGGGAACCCGAGTTCTTCTTTAGAGGTTGCTGTCTTGGGTGTGTATGTGATATAGGGGTGAGCTAATGCCTGTTGTAAACATAAAGAGTATTAAGCCAAAGGTTTGGATTCCACCAATCTATGGTGCAATATTTAAGCTCACAGTAACTAGGTCGGATAGCACTGTTGATGATGTAACAGATTTAGTCACAGAATATGAGATAGAAGATGTTGCAACTACAGGGATTGGTCGGTTCTCTTTCACGCTTCCTAACCCAAATGAAGATTACACTGGTGTTTGGACTGGAATGGAGATTGTTAGGTATTATTCAGATTATGACACCGCTGCTACCTCTCTCCGATTCAGAGGGCGAGTGGAGAAAGTTTCTTATATTGGGAATCAAGTTAAAGTTATTGGAAGGGCCGAATCCTTAATTGTCCAGGACATAACTGTCACTCAAACTTATTCTGCGGAAGATACATCCAATATTGTAATAGATTTATTTAGCAAATATGCTCCTGGGTTCTCAACTGCGGGTGTTGAAACTTCAGGGGTAACTCTTACAGTTAATTGGTATCAGAAACCTTTTTGGGAATGCATACAAGAATGCTGTACTGCTGCGGGATTTGACTGCTTCATAGATGCTTCTTTAGTTGTGCAATATTTCCAAGATGGAAGCAGAGTGAATAATGATGAAGGAATTGTGCATGACCATAACTTATTGGAAATCAGTGACTTTGCAGAAGACTTGAGCCAGATTAAGAACAGGGTTATTGTCTATGGGGCAATTCAAGAAGGAATCCAAGTAATCTACACTGCAGAAGATGATACTTCCCAATCAGATTATGAAATTAAAGAGGAGATTATAAATGATGAGAACATAACAGAATACACTCAAGCACAGGAGCTAGGAGACTTTCGGTTAGCTCAACTTAAAGACCCCCCTGTTGTCGGGGACATCACAAGTGTAATGTTAGCTACTATTTTACCTGGACAAAAGATGTGGATGTCCGCCCCCTTAGATAACCTCCCCCCAGATAAATACAAGGTAATTAGTTATGTCCATACGTGGTCTCAAGACGAGGGTTATAAGACCAAAGTTAGAATTGAGAAAGAGCCAAGAAAGATAAGCCACATCATACGGGATAGGATTGAAGCAGAAGGTAAGAAGAAGATTACAGCAAGCAATCCATTTGAGATGAGGTATGCTTATAATTTTCTCTTTGAATCTGACTCTGGAACCCACAGCAACACCGCAATTTCAAATAATGTATTGTACCCCACCGCTGCAAGTGGCAATTGGACAAGTGATGCAAGAGGGTTAGATGAGAATGTTACAGATTGTTATTTAATCGCTACAGGAGAAACTTTAACAGGAGTTTCCTTTGAAGTCTCTGGGGATGGCGGAACAAATTGGGAGAGTATAAACAATAAAGAGAAAATCACGCTTTCCACAAGTATTGGAAAATTTTTGATGGTTCGTGTTACGTTCAGTAATGCAGATACACAGATACAAAGTTTGAGTGTGCAATACAAGACGGAGTGAGAATTATGGATAAAATAGGAGGACTCGAAAAAAAAATGGAGGATTGGGACACAATTCAATTTGCTTCTGCGAAGAGTGAGACTAAGCCATATCTTCATAGAAGGAAATTTGATGTTGATAGGATGACGCTAGTTCTGATGGGAGATATGCATATCGGAAGTAAGTTTTATGACGAAGAGACCCACAAGGAACATCTAGATTGGTGCCTAACTACAAAGTCTCCAATTATCCTAATGGGTGATTTAATCGAAACCGCAACAAGGTACAGTGTAGGTGCTGGAGTCTATGAACAGAATGAGATTGTAGACAAACAAATTGAACATTTCTATCATTTATTTAGACCGCTTGCAGAAGAAGGGTTAATCCTTGGACTACACTGTGGGAACCATGAACAAAGAGTATATAAAGACAGTGGCTTAGATATTGCAAAGATTATGGCTAGGGAATTAAAAGTACCTTACTTCGCCTTCAGTAAATTACATAAACTTCGTGTAGGGAAGCAAAATTATGTACTTTACACCACCCATGGGAATTCTGGAGCAAGGATGCCTCACACCAAGATAGCTGCCGCCTTAAGATTACAAGCTGTAGCTGACGCAGACATCTATGCTATGGGACATCTTCATCAGCTAAGCCACCACGTTAGAACTTCTTATCGTGTTAATCCAAGAAATAAAAAAGTAGAAAGGTGTCAAAGGCATTTCATACTCACAGGGAGTTACTTATCCCACTGGGGGAGTTATGCCCACATGAGTGGGCTTGAACCTGTAGAGATAGGTAGTGCAAAAGTAAAATTGCATGGGGAGACTTATCGTGTTAGAATTAGTTTATAATCATGTCACAGAAGTGCATAGACGGTATCGTAACATCGTTGCTAAATAAAGATTTGTGTTTTGTTAGAGAGTGCTTTAAAAGTAGAAACCTTGGCCTTATGAGAATTGCTATGGGGCTTTACCACGAGAACTTATTGAAGTATAAACCCTGGGCAACTCCAAAACTATATTCAGAGTACCACAATAAATATAAAATGCTTTATAGATTGTATATTCATTACAAACGTATTGATGAAAAAACTGACGGAGGTGAGACACATGGGAAGTCCAAGTTGGAGTCTTGAAGGCTGGAACCTTTGGGAGTACATCAAAGGCAGAAAGCACTTGGCTATAACTCTTGTAGGTGGTTTGTTAGGTTACATTATCTTTGACGATGCCACTGTTGCCGTTGCTAGCGGTGCAATTGTTGAGCTTGTTTTTGCTGTAGTGGAGTATTACATCAAAAAAAGGAAGTAATTATGTTTATTGGGCGAACTGTGCAATATGCTAGTTCTACCACCCCCAAAACTAACTTGCACAGATTGTTCGCCCCTTGTATATTTTAGAAAAAGAAAAGAAAAAAAATTTATTTTTCTATGACTTCAAAGAGATTAGAACCTCGCTCATCACGGTCTTTAATAACCACCAAGTCTTTTAACCGCAACCTCATCAATTGCCTATTAACAAGAGTCCCAGTGGTATTCAGTTTCTCTGCGATCTGTTGTGTTGTGCTTGGTTTTTCCATGAGGATGAGCAGAATCTTCATTTCCCCTTGGGTTAATCTATGCTGACTTGCATACTTAACTCCTGGCTCAACCTCTTCTATTTTCATTTTTTCTTTAGCTTAAGTAATTGCTCCTCTAGTTGTTCCAAAGCCATATCGTAGCCTTTCTGTGTGATTATCCCTTCATCCAAGTCTTTCTTGATTTTCTTTTTCTTCTCTTCTATCTTCTGGATTTCTTCTTTGTGTTCCAAGAAAATATCCTCGTCCTTAATCTCTTCGACTTTCTTCTCTGTTGTTTCTTCCTTTGCTGGTTTCTTCTTGAATGGCTTTACTCCTTGGATTGAAGAAGCTGTGTAGGTTTCATCACCCGCCTTTGCTTCAAAGTCATCTATGTTAACTTCCACAAACTCTTTGTCTTTAAGTTTATCAAAGTCGACTTCTCCTTCTGGATCAAACTTCCAACCAAGTGCTTCACATACTTTGGTAATTGCACTATTCGCTGTAATTGCTGTGTGGTATTCTCCTGTTTTCCTGTCTTTGTACTGATGGTAAACAAACTTAGAAATCACTATTTGCTTTGAGATTTTGCCTTTACCTTCTCTTTGGAGTTCTTCTACAAGAGGTTCGGTAGGTTCTCCTTTCTTGTTTTTGCCATATATCACAAAGTCAAGAATTATCTGTCTTCCAAATTTTCCTTCAACGTAATTCCCATCCTTGTCTTTAAATTCCTTAACATCGACTAACTTTGCAGGGTAATAACCCTTTTCTATCAAAGGTCGCCTGTCGAACTCAGCAACCTTTGGACTAGCTGGTAATTTCATATCAAAACCCCCATCCTTAAGTAAGGATCATAAAACCTGGAAGGTGGGAATCATGTAAGGTGGCCTCCTTTCAATCGCCCACTCATCCAGGAAAGGTAATATTTGCCTATATCGTAATAGGTTGATTCTATTATTTATAAAGCTTGTGGTTACACTTTTATGCGAATTGAGAAAACCCCAAAGACTGAAGGAATTTCTGGATGTATCCTTGAGTGAGGGTATAGTTTTTGACTTTCATTCTGTACTCAATCTCACTTTCCAGAATAGGGAATCCCATCCGTTTATTCCAATCTAATAAGAGTCTAAGTGCTTCCCCTTTTCCATGCACTCGTTTAAGTTCATTTGAGAGGATAAACATTCCCCTTTTGTAGCCATCCTTTGCTTCCTTGAACTCATCAGACAAGATGAAATTCACCATAGGAGAAAGCCCTCCTTCTTTCTCATCCCGAATCCATTTAGAGAGTGCTGCTTCTTTCCTCCTTACTTTCTGGAGTCTCTTCTTCTTATCTTGGTCAGCTAAGAATTCTTCCATTAATCCCTTTGGATCGGTGGGTCTTGAAAGCATGATGGGTCCAAGCTCTGGATAAATCCTATTCCTTTCATTACAGATTCTTGGAATGCAAGAAATGTCTTTGTAGGTAGTCCCTATGAATGTTTTGTAACCCTTCTTGTTCTTGCTCATCTCGCTACGGATTAGGTGAGTCGCTTTGATAAATCCTTCATCAAATTTCTTTGCTTGAGTGTCCCAACAGTTTATCATCTTCCCTCTTAGCCATTCCATAAATTTTCTAACAAACAGGTATCTTCTCTCAAACTTTGCGACTATGTATTCCTGGAGCTTCATATCCAAAGTTAAAAGGCAAGTGAAGTCAAAGAAGATGTGAATATGGATTGACTTCCCACCGCTATAATAGTAAGATGGACTAAATCCCTTAGCCTCCAAAATACGGCCAATAAGACGGCTAGCTTCAACGTTCTCTTCATAATCAGGGTAATCGGACTCTATAATCACTTCGTTGCTTAGAACGCTTCTATGGATGTCATACGCCATTTGAACTTGGTTCATAGTATATCCTTTCTTCCCACAGTAGTGAGACTCAGAAAAAGGAACCCACCCTTTCTTAGACCACGCACCTGTGTTAGGGTCTCGCATGGTGATCTTCATAGTGCCCTTGCTAAGCTTATCTAAGTCAGCCAAGTGGAAAAATCTATCTGAAGCAATACTCATGCCCTTTAATGTATTTCCAACTATGTAGTCCCAACTTTCCCAATCTCCGTCTGATGTTGCATACAACGCCATTTTAAGTAAAGTTCATGGTTGATTCGTTAGGTGCGTTCTGATTGTTCTTAATTATTTCGAGGAGCTGTTTGATATCCACCAATACATTATGGATGTCTTGCAGTTCTCCAATTACTGTTGGCTCATCATACGTGCTCATGTTATTCACCCCCAAATATTTTTTTCAACTGAATCGGAGCAAGCCTACCCTTTACTTTAAATTTCACAGATTCCCAGGGTAAGACTCTCCAGATGATTTGTCCCCCAATAACCAAACAAAAAATATACTTTGCTAATTTGCCTTCTTTCTCCGCTAAAACCCGCAAGGTTTCATGGTGCCTAACTTTTATGAAAAACCTTCCATGTTGTTGGGAATGAACCTTCTTATGTGGCTTGGTTTTGTAGTTCCTTTTATGGTTTGCATTTGAGCAAGAGTTATATAGCCTACAACTCTTAACCTCATACAGGGTGGTTTTTGTTTGGAAGTCTACAGCGTCATCTTCATGGGACTTCCCTTTAAACCATTTTTTCATTCGGGCTTCAACCCAATAGCCGTTATTCATCATAAGGCCTCCCACAACATTCACAATAATCTGGTTCGGGGGAGGGGGGGCAATTACACCCTCCTTCTTTTATAAGAAGGTATTTATGGCATTTATCGCATATTAGTGGGTTATTATGTTTCCTTAGGGATTTTATAATTCTTGGATCATATATCCCCTCTAATAAGGCCATGCTCTCTGTTTTCTCAATCTTTTTCTTCTTCATAGTCTGTTAGTTTCCCCGTTTTCTTTAGGTAGTGTGGGCAGATTGCACCATCATCTTCAAATAAAACCCCCATATCCAAGAGAACAGTCATGGCTTCTAGGTATTCGTGAGGTTTCATCTCCTCAAGGGCAAGTTCCTTCACTTCTTTCCTGGAGGCGGGTCTTTTAAGTTCAACAATTTCCCAATAAATATATTGACAATTTTCTGGAAGGTAAAATATTCTTTCTTTAATGGGCAGATGACCAATATGCTCACCATCAATCCAACTTCGTATGACGTTCTTCCAAACATTCGCAGTAATTTTATAATCTTCATCTGTTGCCTTGAAGTTCACGTCCCTCTCAAAAAGACACCTGGCTTTGATTACCCCATCCAACACACACTCCAAATGATGGATGTGCCTTGTGGAATAGTGGCCCTTTAATTGGTCACTCAAAACAGGGATTACGCTTTGATAGATTTCTTCTAATTTCTTCTTATCGTATTCTGAAGGGAATAGATGTAAGTAATCCAAGATTCCAATAAAGTCTTCATCGGAGATTGAATATTTGTATTCAGGTAATTGGGATTCTCTACTTTCTCTAATCAAGTCTATATGCTTTTGGGATTGCCAAACAATAAGCCACCTACAAAGAAAACTTTTATCAAACCTGTTTAACATATCTTGGATAGTCTTAGCTCCTTTGAGCGGGTTAGATGTAGCGAGAATCCGTGAAGACATAGTAACAGTCCCACTTACCACCCCACTGCCTACAACTCTCTTTTGGTGTTCCAGTAAATCATTCATCAAACCTACACTTTCTTCTCTTTCCCCCCCTTCTTTTGCTCCCTTTGTGTTTATCAAACATCTTAGGAATTCATCACAGAAAGAGAACCGATTTGATTCTGCTAAGTAGCCATGTTGCATAGGTCTATATTTATAACTTGGAACTAATTTCTTAAGGGTGCTAGAAGAGCCGCTAAAGACATCCAGAGACTCTTTTGACCTTGCATGAAAGGTATTTAGCCACCAACTCTTTCCTGTCCCTGGTGGGCCTATAAATAGGATATGGAGGGGGTAAGGTTTCATTCCAACTGGAGCGTGAGCTAACCAAGACCAAGATAACCATTTAAACCATTCTGGGTGCTTCAATAGATATTGCTTCCCTTTAGATTTTATCGTGAAAATCATATTGAAAAGATTTTTTTTAGATACATTTAGGTCTGAGAGTTTCTTACGGAATTCCGCATGGTCTTTATATTTGATGATCCTTCCCCTACATTCTTGGGCAAAGAAGAAAGGCAATTTGGTTTTTAATTTAGCAGAGTCAGTTAATGCCTTGTAGTCATCACATTGAGTTGTTACTCCAGTGATTATGTAATCCCCCAACTCAACTGGCTTGAGTGTCAGTAAAACTAATTCTTGGTTGTGCTCTGAAATAAATTTGTAAACATAGAACTCGAGCTGAATTTCTTTTATCTTCTTGAGCTTGGTTTTATTCCACAGTTCTCCAAAGAGTTTAATCCCTTTGTAATTAGGCAAGCCCGTGTCTTTATCTGTAGCCACGCTTTCAACCAAAGTTGCAATTGGAACTCGTTGAGGGAACTGATAAACTTCAGACACAACTTTACCATAGATTGTTTTCTCTCTTGAAATGTAGAATTTGATTAACCCTGTTTTGTTGTAGACCCCATTTGTGAGTCTCTTGAGTTGTTCATAACTATACGCCAGGTGAATTCCTACAACCCCCTCTGTTTGGGTTCCCATCCGAGCATATTTATTGATGACCTCTTGCTCTACCATATCTTCTGTTTCTTCATAGAGGCTAATCTGCTTAGTATATTTGTACCTGTCAATCTCTTCATCCAAGAACTTCAATTTGGATTCATCTACATCTTTGTCCTGTAAGAATTTCTTGATATCCCGAAGCCCTTTTAAGAGCTCTTTCTTCTTGGCTTCACTTGTGACTTCGGGTAAGTTTGTGCATTTGAGAATGAGATCGCCTTCAATTGTGTCCCAGATAGTATAAGCACTTAGATTTTGCTTGAGTATGTCCAGGATAACAGCCCGAATACTTGAGGCTTTAATCTGTGTCAACTTTGCTCACCCCCTCTTCATATATTTCACACTGCGACCCGTGAAATACCTTTTGTTGCTTGGTTACTTCATCAAAGAATTTGATAAATCCTTCTTCTAAAGAATATGCTTTAACTCTACGAAAATAGAGTATCTTCCCTTTTAGTGTTTTAACTACTATAGTGTATGATGTGCCCATTCCTCACCCTCTTTTCTCAGTCTCAATCTCTAGGACTCCAAAGAATAGTAAAATTAAAAAAAGAAAGGTCCTATTTATTTATTTCGGTTCTTCAGACAACACTGCAAAAGCATGGCTAGAGAACACCCGGGTAACTTCTACCCAGTATTTCTCATTCTCTTTGACAATCTCTTCTGGGTTTAGCCTTATGAAAAGAACAAAACCCGTGACCTTTCCGAAAGGGTCTCCTCTTTTTCCAAAGCCTTCAATATCCAAAAGAAACTTGTCTCCCTCTTTTACAGGTGGTCCCATTTGTCTATTTGTTTCCATTATAATTTAATGCCTATTTGGGCATTTGCAAAATCCTTAACTCTTTTAGCATTCTTAATCTTTTCTTCAAATTCTTCTGGCTTGTTGAAATCTCCATAGACTTTGATTGCTCCTCCTTTTGAAGCAGAGCCAATTGTTATCGAGTCACGCTGTTCCTTTAAGTCTTCCAATAGTTCTTTTTGAATGTTGGTCATGTTTAATTACCTCCAAATTATTTATTTTATTATTGAGTTTATTCCCATCTTTATGGTGGACATCGTATCCTTCTGGAATTGGCCCGTTATGAAATACCCAGACAAGACGGTGCTCCTTGTATGTCTTCCCTTTAATTTTGTATCTCCGATAGCCTTGTTTGTCTATATGCCCCTTGCTTCTTTTGTCATTAGTTATCGCCTGTACCGCTTCCTTGATGTCATTTCCAACATCTATTGAAACGGAACATCCTTTCCCTTGATTCCAAGGCATCCTGCCTTTCATTTTTGCTTTAATAGATTCGCTTAAAGGAATACCCTTCTTAAATCTTGTTTGCATTCCAAACGTATGCCCTTTGAGGAACCTCCCATTCTTATCCCTCACTTTGATTTTGCTCCGCTAAGTAGGTATCACATCTAGCTTTGATCTTTCCAACAACTCCAGAAATCACTTTAGCTTCCTTGCCCATCTTATTGTAAGCAAAGATGTCTTGTAGAATCTCTTTAAGCAATTCCTTTTCAGCCTTCAGTATCTTTGCCCTTTTCTCAATACCAGCTTTCCTTAACTCTATCCTCTCCGCTTTTTCTTTCTTGGCTGCTTCTCTCAATTCCTTTATTTCCTTCCTACGCTTTGCAATCTTTTCCTCTGCACTCATTTCTTCTTCTGTGTCTTCAACAACCTCTTCTTCTATTTCTTGCTCCTCTTCGGAGTCTTCTGCCATTAATACCATTTAAATTACCTCCTGTATTCAATTAAAAACACAATATCAAATATTGCGATCCTGAGTTCATAGGCCATGCACTTTGGAATATAATAAGACTTACGGTGGAGTATAAATTCAAGGAAAACAAATTTCCCTTTTGGACTCGACCATTTTCTTTGTCCAAATGCAATAAGCCCCCAATTAAAATATTTGTAATACATAAAAAAAGGGTGCTTATGAAGTGCACCCACAATTAGCCATCATCTCATCAATCTCTGCCTTATCATAGTATCGCCACTCTGTCCAGTCAGCAAGTTCTCTCGCAGTGTCATCCACATAGGTTTTGGTCGCAAATACCTCATACAGATAATCCATAAAGGTATTGTACTTAGTAAAAAACATATAGTCTCCAACTAAATATCTCCCAAACCTTTTGAGATAATAAGGAAGGCTACTCCTTTTCCTTGTCGCCACCGCTTTAGGTTGTATCTCTGGGTCTCGTTTATCTATCACAGGCCGTGTAGGCTCTGTTGGATTCTCCTTTTTTACTTCTCCACCTGTACTGCCATCAACCAAATAATTAGGCAGAGCACCAGCAGAGACAGCAGTTGCCATAACTAATAAGGCAACAAACAGTGCTATTATTTTTTTCATTTGGGTTTTTCCTCCAAAGGCACGACTTTCACAACCCTAATCACGCCTTCAGTAGCATAAATTGTCTCCAAGTACTTAAAATCTTCCCCTATCGCTTGGTTTATTTTTCTCAATAGGGCTGTCTTTGAGGAGACACCATGACAAGACATAGTTGAATGTGCTTCTTTTGCTACAATAAAATTAACAGAGCCATCTGCAATCAAATCGTGGCTGTTGGGTCTAAAAAACTTCAATATCTTCATAAATTTATCTATCTTATCTTGGTCTCTTGTGTCAAGTTTCCACAGGTATGCCTTGCTTTTATCTATTTTCTTTGGACGCTGAAATAAGTTAGTCCAAATAGTCAAATAGGTCCAGATTTGTTTAAATATATTCATTGTTTCCCCCCCTTATTAGTATATGATTTAAGTGTTTTTTTATCCTTTTTTTCAGATTCCATCATTTGATAAAATAAATCTAAGTCTATTAATCTTTCTACATTTTTCCTAACTAATTGATGTAAAGTAGCTGGATTGAGAGCATCCACTTCCCAGGAGATATTTCCGTGTTTCTCTAGGTACCATTTTGCTCTTGGATCGGTTATTTTAGCTGGGTTGGGGGGTGGATTATATTGATTAACTTGGGCTTTTGTAAGTCCAATTGGCTTGACTTCTGGGTTTACTCCAAATTCTTCAAGGCGATCTTTGATATCCCTTATCATATCTAATCCAGATGGGTCATGATCCCCTAAGTATAAAATCACAATTCTTTTTCCTTTTTGTTCCTGCCACTTTATTCTTTCATACGCATCATGCATAGCCGTGCAAGAGCTATAACCC